GAGCAGCAGAAAAGAATTTCATGGGCCGCGTGCAGGAGAAAATTCCCGATATTGCCCAGTTGATCGGTAACGCAAGTTTCAAGGGTTGGATGAAGGAGTTCGTACCGCTGACCAACCTGACCTATGATCAGGCGTTGGCTGAAGCTCACCGAGTGGAGAATCTGAAGGACGTTATCGACCTATTTGATGTCTTCCGCAAGAAGGTCGGATTGGCCAAAGCCAGTACGGCAGGTTACGCAGGTGCCATTCCTTCGGCGGCTGTCGTGGAACCGGTAGCAGCGGTAGCGGGCGAGCGCTTCACCATGACTGAGCGCAAGAAGAAAAGTGAGCAATTGCGCAAGAAACAGATTACGCAGCAAGAGTTCGATAAGTACAAGGCGGAGTTCGACAAGGCGTTAGCAGAAGACCGTGTCGATCCGTAAACCCACGTGCCCCGGTTGGGGTTAGTCAACGAGGAAGAATTCCATGGCAATCCCAGCCGCAAGTGGTTATCCGCAATATTCCGGTAATATCATTACCCCGCTGTTCTCGATGGACCTGCTGGAGCGCTTTTATGCCAGCACTATCTACAGCGAAATCTCCAGTACTGAATACACTGGCGAGCTAGAGAAGGGTGGCGACCAGATCACCTTCTGGCGTGAGCCGCGTGTGCGGGTTCGTGACGCGATCAAGGGTCAGCCGATCCAACACGATACGATCGAGTCCGATCCGATCACCATGACCATTGATCAGTCGAAAGACTTTTCAATCGCCATGTCACAGGTGGACGAGTTCCAGATCCAGAACTTCCCGACGTGGAAGGAACGCTTCCTGCAGTCTGCCGGCCGCGAGCTGGCCATCGCTATTGATGGCCCCTTGATGACGGAGATGTACACCTCGGTGGACATCCACAACCAGGGTGCGACCGCAGGCAAAAAGTCCCAGAACATCAACCTCGGTTCCGTAGGTACTCCGCTTGCCATCACCAGTGCCAACATCACGCAGATTTTCGCGCAGGTGCATCAGGTGTTGGATGAGCAGAATGCGCCGACTGATAATCGCTTTATCACGCAACCACCGGCAGGTATCACTGCGCTACGCAATAGCGACCTACGTGCCGCATATCTGACGGGTCTTTCCTGGTCGCCGCTGACCAATGGCAAGCTGCCAGACGAAGTGATGGGCTTTACCATCATGAAGTCGAACCTGATTCCGCAGGCGATCGATCCGGGCGTTACCCTGTTGGCTTACCATGTGGTAGCTGGTGTTAAGAACGCTACTGCTTTTGCGGCTCAGATTGAACAGACCCGCGTGATCGAAGACAAGGATGACTGGGATCGCTACTACCAGGGTTTGACCGTATATGGCTTCAAGGTGCTATACCCGGATGCCTTGGTTCATATCTACTGCACGTTCTCGTAAGTCTACTGCGTACCCCTACCCTGACAGGATAAGAGCATCATGAGCACTCGTGAATTGTATATCGGTGGTGGCCCCGCCTATAACTACCCCGGCATGGCGATGTTTCCGCGCGCGGCATTCAGCGCGACGGACCCGAATATGCTGGCGCTTACCACGTCGTCTCAGAATGGTGTTACTCGCATTCTCGATTTCGAGTGGGATGATTCGCTCAAGCAGTACGTGGCCTCACAGGCTGAAGCAGGAACGCCAATCGTTGCGGCGGATATTCTCGGTATTGCGCTGTTGCCACCGAATGTCTTGTTTCTGGGCATTTACGTCTCGGTGAATCGCCCGCAGGCCGGCGTGGTTCTTACGCCAAGCACGCGCAATGGTGCACTGACTTTCCCGGCGATCAATTGCGGTGCCCTTCAAATCGGCCAGTTTGCTGCTCCCGATGCGACGTCGTGGGTCACTGGTGGGCCAGGTGCGGAAGTGGAGTCGGTCACTCTGACGACCCCAGGTTCTGGGTATACCACGGCGCCCACGGTCGCTCTGACGGGCGGTGCAGGTACCGGCGCCACGGCTACGGCTACTTTGGTAGGTGCGGGTCTTTCGGGCATTTCGGTGGCTTCTGCAGGCACTGGCTACTCGACGGCTCCTACGGTCACCATTACTGGCGGTGGCGGTTCGGGCGCGACGGCAACGGCAACGGTATCGGGCGGGGCGATCACTGCCTTTACCGTGACCGCGGCAGGTACTGGCTACACCTCGCCTCCAACCGTTGGATTGTCGGGCGGCGGCGGTACGGGCGGCGCAGGTACGGCGGCCGTTACGGCTAGTGCGGTTGCTAGTGTCTCGGTAACCAATCCGGGCTCAGGCTATACTTCGGCTCCTACCGTGGCCTTCTCGGGCGGTGGCGGCACGGGTGCAGCGGGTACGGCGGTTCTTTCGGCGGCTAGCCAGACGGCAGGTATTCAGGGCGCGGTGTTCAACAATGCTCCGGACATCCTGGATCTAACGGTTACGGCACTGCCGAACAGCAATTTCGGTAATCTCCGCGTGACCATCGCCCCCAAGCTGCTGAGTTTCCCCACTGGCCAGCACTAAGCGAGTAAGCTGATAGCACGGTCGTGAACCATGAGGGGGCGCCTATCGCCCCCTCTTTTCTTGGGAGAAAGCACCATGGCTTTTGTGAAGGCAGGGCATCGGTACTATTACAACAACACGTCAGGCGCGGTCTACCCGTGGAGCCCCGATCTGGAGAAGGTTAAAGGATTGACGCTATTCCTCGCACCGCGCGACGGTGAGTTCGATATAGGCATGATGCTCGCCGGTGAGCCAGTAAAAGAAGCTCCTGCGGCCAAGCCAAAGGCCTCCCGTGTTAAGCCGGTGAAGTATAGAGCCGAGGAGCCACAGATACCTCCGGCGAATAGTGTGGAAGTCCCCACGGCCTCGGGCTCGGCGACGATCCCCGCCGTCAACCTTACCTCTAGTGACTTTGACGACGAATGAAAACGGTCCAGCAAGTTATCTATGCCGCTTCGGTACAGCTGTCGGATCAACGACCGCGGCAGGAATATACGCGTTGGTCGAAGGCAATGTTGGTCGAATACCTCAACGCGGCTATGGCCGAGATTTCAAGTATTCGACCAGAAGCCTTTGCACTGCGTCGTACGGTGACGCTAGTACCCGGCTCTATTCAAGTTGTGCCAGAAGGCTGTATGGCCTTTGTTAAAATAGAGCAGAATCCTGATGGCACGTTCGCTTACGAGGGCGATACAGAATTGTTGAAAGCGATGGGTACGACGCCGCCCAAGTTTGTGCGTTTGCGCTATGACGCAGATGGCAATGTATTGTTCAACGTGCGTTCGTATTCGATTGATTCGACAGATCCCAAAACGTACTACGTCGATCCGCCAGTACCCATTGGTGTTAATGTGCAGGTGCTTGCTTCGTTCGTGCATAATCCATGGCATTACTCAGTGCAGAACTTGAACGAATGCGTGGACGTCGCGCCGGGCATCTTCAATCTGGCACAGGATTACATGCTAGGACGCGCGTACGAGATTGACTCGGAGTCGGCGGAATCGAAAAGTAACAGCATTAAACACTTCCAACAGTTTTATCAGTTCTTTGGTCTTAACTACAAACAGACTAGTGCGTTCCAATCTGGCAATTATGGTGGCAACACAGCAGCAGGTAATGCGGCGGCATCCTCATGAGCGGATACGATCAAGAGTACGACGAGCAAGGTAATTCGATTGTGCCGCTGGACTCAATCTTACCATCGGTGCTTTCGCGTGTATCGGCACTTCCCTACACGTTAGCCGTACATATGATTCGAGTGAAGTATAATGAGTTCGCCCGCAAGGTGGGCAACATTCGGATGACGCTTCGAATCGATGTGCAACGTGGGGTGCGTCGGTATCCTCTGCCGATTCCACCAGGTCATTTTCTACTTACAGTGCGAGCTATTACTGTTGGCCGGCGCGATGGATTCCGCTTTTCTCTGCCGGACTATTGGCGCGGTTGGAACGGTATGTACCGCGGTCAGCGATATCATATCGACGAGACAAACAGCCTCATCTTGGACATGGAACCTAAACAAGATGAAGAGCATCCAATTCGAGTGCGCGTACAGCTTGTGCCTATGGCTGATGTGCAGGACATGCCAGCAGATATTGCAGCGATGTACGGCGATGCTATC